TGACCACCAATTTGTAAAGTTCTTCACTCATTTCTTACCCCTTAGATAAGACCACCACACTTGCGGCAGGTTGACGGCGATAAAGACAAGTGGGACTAAATACCAGTACCCGCGCCCTGAAATTGCCTTAACAAAAACAACGTCCGCACATAGCTTGCACTGTCCATTAGCATAATCTAAATCGTGCTGTTTGCAAAGGTCATTAAAGCGTTCGGTAAATTCATCCCGAAGTCTAAACGGCATCCATGGCATAGTACAGTTACGCATTATACACCTATAACTCTAGGCCATCCACCCCAAGAGCAAGGCTCATGCAGGACAGCAGGGGCAGAACCAATCTGAAACCCACTCTCGTCCATGATGGGTGTTTCAGGGAGGCGAGCCATAAACTCTGCTTCGTTGAACGTGGTCAAAGCTGTGCCTTGGAAGTCCCACATTCCGATGATTTCAAACGGCAAGCCAACCTCTACCATGGCAACGGGGTTGAATGTGTTTAGGGCAAGTGCGTCACAAATAACTTTACCGTTCGCCGCGATTGTTCCAACCATGGGCAGGGTGTATTCACCAAACACGCTATTGATTGCCGTTTGTTGCTCCTGTGTGAGCATATCAAAGGTCAATCCTTCGGGAATGAGAAGCAATATTCTGATTTTGTTTATCATGTCGTTATCCTTTGCAGTTCTGCATTTGAAACGCGAACGGGGTAGTAGTACAATGCGCGGATGTGGCCATGCATAGAAATACCACCAGCCCCAAACCCGATTGATATTCGCGTTGGCGTTGGCATTGTCCCGTTTGTATCTGTGGACGGCACAGAAGCATTTATAGAGATTGCAAAGTCGTTTAATTTGGCAACAACCGCTAATTTACGCCTACCAACCAATGAGTCCGTTACGTTAATAGAAGCCTGACTAACACCCCCATCTACCCCTTCATATTTTATACCCACGCTAGTATTTCTTTGTTGAACAGAAATCATTTCATTTGTTACTCCATTATCAATAGAAACCAGTATTGGGAAAACACCTGATGTTGTTGTCAGCATATCAAAATCAACAACCACAGCCCCCTCGCTCTGATTGTACCAGCTTGCGAAAGGAACGGTGTTGCTTGCGTTGTTTAAGACAACATCCGCCGCACGGGTAACTGCGCCCGATGTGGTGGGGATGTATGAGGATGGGAATGAGCCAGCTTCAATTTGGATAAATTGAATTGTACCCGTTACAGAGATTGTTAAACTACCTGCCGTTGGTGTAAAAGTGAGAGTTGACCTTTCTGGATACGCTCCAGAACCAACCAAAGAGCCAGAATAAACACCCGACAATGTGACTGTACCTGTTCCATAGAATGATAGTGTGTGTGCGACTGCTGTTACAGTGATTGATTGTGCAGAACCAGTTGCGGAATTTAAAACAAGGTTCGTCCGCGCACCTTCAAGCAACAACCCCAAGGACTCACCCGTCACAGGGTCGTGGTCAAACCGCATTTCGTTAATAGCGGCTTCTCGCATAACACCCGATGCATCAAAATACGTCCCTGTGGTAGAACGTGTTGCTGTTAGGATATCTGCGAAGGATTTTGTGGCATTATTCGCCGCATACCTCTGCCTGTCAAATTGCAGGGCAAGCGTGGGGTCAACTCCATCAGCCTTTAGCTGTAATTGCCAAGGTGTTCCGCCGCCGCTTGCTCTGTTTTCCGCATAAGCAGCTTTCGCGCCGTTTATCTCTGTATAAGACGATGATAATTGCGCGTTAATCCATGCCAATAATCTCTCATTGTATGTTCCTGCGGGGATAGACGCGCTGTCAAACAAAGCGTGCCAGTCACCTTCGTAATTAAGGGTTGTGCTTGTTATGGCGCGAATTGATTGCTGTAGGTCTGATTGATTGGTCATATTTTTGACACCGTAAATTGTGTTCCCGAAAGACCAGCACCCGTTGTTAAAGAGCCGCCCGTTTGTTGGTTCACCTCAACAGTAATGTAGTCTGTGGGGGAAACAGACGTTTGTGCCGTAATGCCATATTTTACGTTTGAAAATGTAGTATCATCGCTTCGTCTATCGTTTACCTCTGCGATAACCGTACCGTTTTTCTTAATTCTAATTCCGCTTGTTCTTAAAGTTGTAGAATTTGAATCCCATAAAAACGTGATTGTAACGCGACCAGTAAAATCTAAAGTCATTCTTCCTGTGTTTACGGATGTTGAGTGCCATCCACTTGTGTCCCACTCTTCGGTGTCAAACAAAACTTCTGTCCAAGTGGCTGTTGGAATGCTTGTTCCTGTTGTTTGATAAACTTTGCAACTTGGTGTAACGGCACTATCCCACTTTACGCCCGAAGCCTGTGCAGAATCGGCAACCAAAACGCTTCCGTTTGCTCCAACGCCAACGCGGACATTATTAGTGCCGTTATAAACAATCAAATCCCCTTTGGTTGTAAGCGGGCTTAAAGCGTCAAAGGCTGGGGTTTTTGATGTTTGGCCTGTTCCACCATTGGCTATCGCAACTGTTCCAGTAACATTTCCTGAGGTAACAGAGGTTGTTGCTGTCGCAGGATTTAATAATTCCCATTTTGTGTCTGACAATCTATAGCGCAGGTGTAATTCGTGACCATCACCCGCTATATCACCAACCACCAACGCTACGTTGCCGTTTTTTACGATTGTTCTTGCCGTTAGAGAATTGGGCGAAAAAGTCGGTGTTGTTGTTGTGTTCGCCGCGGTCGCACGAACATAGCACTCTTGGCCATCCACCAAAGCTGTGATTGCTGGTGAGTAAGTGGCAGTTATCGCATCAGACGTACCGCCACCATCGGCCCAATTAAGTTTGCCATCTTGGGATTGGTCTAGTCTTGTATATTGCGTTCTTGCGTTTCCAACTCCTACGTTGGTATGTCTGTAACCAGCCATAGGAAGGTCTGCAGTAATTGTTGTCTGGCCGTCTTTTGTGATACAGGTTGAAAGACCAGTAGCAAAACCATTCATTTCGTTATCCATGCGGTCTGCACGAATTTTAATGTTTGCAGATGCGTCATTGACCCAGTTATAAAGACGAACAAATACCCCATTACCGTCAAATGCCATGATTATGCTCCTACTTTAGAACCCAAAAGGCTGCGAATTTCTTCTACCGTTCTTGGGCGTCCGTTTTTGTAAAATATATTCTTGTTCGCTTGTGCCGCCGCGGGGAATAATTCCGCACCTACAGCAGTCATGTTTTTTCTTGCCTTTACAGCCGATGGGCCACCAAGAAAATGCGCCATATAAAGGTCTGTTTCATCTGGGATTATGCCAGCTTGTTTGTACATGTTTGTGTTTTCCTTGGTAAGCAATTCCGCCATAATGCGCTGCTTTTCAGGGTTGTTTTTATCGGCCATGGTAATACCAGTTTGTGCGCCGTAATTCTTAACCATGCCCTTCCAAGTTGGGTCTGTGAATTGATACAATCCGCTCGCAGATGATGTTTTTGCTCGTGCGTTCGGATTGCCACTGCTTTCGGCCATAGCCACGCGGTCAAGGAATGTGTCAGGCGTTCTCATTGGTGCGCTTACAGGCGGAAGCGTTTCTTGTGTGTTTATTTCACTCATAGATTGTTGAGGTTGTAGCAAGTCCATGTCTTGTGAAAAATCAGGCACAGATTGGGGCTGAAGTAAATCCATGTCTTGCGAAAAGTCAGGTTGCGCAGGATAATTGTATTGATTTCCTTGTGCGTCTTGAACAAAAGGTGAGGGCGTGACACCACCACCAACAGCCGCACGGGTTACAGGCGAAGCCGTCATAGCGTTAGAGCCTATGCGCAAAGCAGGGGATACGGTTTGTAATTCTTGAATAGCTGTTTGTTGACCCATAGAGACACGGCGAAGTAAATCCATGCCTTTATCTGTGAGCATTAAATCGCCCATTTCTTTGTAGAATTGCGGGTCATTTTCGGATTTTCCAAATATTCCAGCAACCCTGCGCAGTAAGCCTATTTTGTTTCCTGATAAGATATCAATTCCCGCATTTGCCGCTTCATCCATACCCCTTTGGGCTTGCTGTAGCGGTTGCGTTGGAGAGCCGAAGCGGAATTTTTCACCAATCTTTGCTTGATTGATAATGTTTAAAGTTTCATCTAATTGATTTCCACCCGCGTATGCTCTAAGCATATCCATAGTGCGGGCGTCGGGTGCAATTTTGCTTGCAAAGGATGTTGGGTCTCCCCTTGCTGTATCCATGACATTAAATATTCTTGCGGCTGCTGCTTTTGGCGCGTCCTGTCCTAATGCCTTGGCCGCTATTTCTGCGTTTTGCTGTGTTCCTGAAAATAATTGATTAGCAACCCTTTGTGCTTGCATTAGGTCAACGTCAGCCAATGCGCCAATCTGTCCGCGCATTTGCAAAGCGTCAGGATTGCCAGAGTAAACCGCCCTTGCTTGCGCGTAAGATGGGGCGTATTTATCAGCAAGCTCCAATAATTGACTTTGTGCAGATTTGTAAGCGCGTGTGTCAAACGGCTGCATAGGGCTTAAACCAGCGCGAATTTTTTCATCAATAATGCGTTTAGCAGCGTCAATAACTTCAACGCTATTTAGGGGCTTTCCTCTTAGTTGCGCCGAAAACCTTTCGTCATTAAAAGCCGCCTTTATTGCGTTTTTAATAATTGGTTGTTTTGTTATTAAGTTTCCTATTTCGTTTTCTGGCACTGTTTTTGTAAACGCTTCATCATAAAGTGGCGAAGCCTTAGCAACCAATCCCTTAGTAATATCGCTTGCCGCTTTATCTGATTTATCAATTAAAGCCGCCGCAACTTCATCATAAGAACCCAATCCACCCGCTAAGTCTTGCGCCTGTTTTTGAAGCACGCTTTCAATCTGTCCTGCTTGATTAGGTGTGCCAGACCTTGCCGCATACATGGCTTCCATGCGGCCAGCAGTCATGGGGTTTTGGCCCAATATCTTCTGGTCAGCTAAAAGCGCGTCTGAAGGGCTTTGCGCTATTTTTTCAGCCAAAGTTAAATCAATACCCGTTCTTTTAGAAGCCGCATCCAACGCTTCAGCACGCATTAACTGGTCACGCAAATCAGGTCTTGCTGCTAGTTTTTCAAACAATGCTTTTTCGGCTTTGCTTTGTGCGTTTTTTGTGGTTTTCTTTGCTACTTTTCCAAAGTCCACAGTGCTAGGGGGTGTTCCCAACCGAAAAAGGGGAGAAGTTGCACCACCAACAACCCCACCGAAAGCTGCGCCAGCAGCAGCCCCACCCAAACGGTCTGATACCGTATCGTCCGCCGCGCCCAAGCCAGCAAGCCCCCCATATCCAGCACCAACCGCCGCACCTTTACCAATCCCTGCGAGCGTACCGCCACCGCGAATCCAATTACCAGCATTTACAGCCGCCTTTGTCAAACCTACGGGTAAAGAACCAACCACTTGCGATGCAAAAGATGTTACTGGCGCATTTTGCCAATCTCTAGCTAAATCTTCTTTTGATAGTTTACGGGCTTCTTTTATAGCTTCTGCCACAGACAAGTCAGGGCTTATCGCTCCAGCCAATACAGCAGCAATAGCATCCGTAGCTTCATCGGAAAATCCGAATGTTGCGCCCTGCATAGCCTGCCGCGCAATTGTTCCTATCGTTCCGCCTTTTGTTCCCTTTTCAGCCATCACAACCCGTTTGCTTGCAAGAATTGTTGAATGTATGCGTCATCTCTCCCGCGTGATTTTAACTGCTGGATGATGTTTTCACGGTTGTTTACTTGAGCGGCTTGCCCTTGTGGTGCGGTTGCTGTTTGCGCTGGAGAGGTGTTATACACATTCCCAGAAGAAAGACCCTCTTGCAGCATTCTGTCTCTCTCTAAACGTCTTTGTGCTATAATTTTTGCCCTATCAAGGATTTCTTTGCGTTGTGTTGGGGTTTTATCAACGCTTGCCTGTAGTTCAAGCAATATTTTTCTTTCGCCCTCTGTTGGCATAGAGCCGAAAACTGTTTTTAAGCTTTCTAACGCTTGCCCAACAACGGAATTTTTAAGAGAAACTGTTGCATCAGCCCGCGGCGTTTCCTTTCCTAATAAATTCCCAACATTTGAAGTAAGCCATGCTCTTTCATCAGCCAACGCCCCAGAATAAGCCGTGTCATTTTTTGTTAATGCGTTTTCAAGACCTATCAATGAGTTTTCACCTGCTAAAATTCTATCATCAGCTTCAAAAAACTCTTTTTGTTCGGTTGCAGATAATTTTGGCTTAGGAGTAACTAAAACACCATTTTCATCTATATATGGCTGATTGCTTTGAGTCCTCATTCTCGCTAGTTCTCGTTTTAATTCTGCATCACGTTCCCAATTAGCGTCTTCCCTTGCTAATTTAGCGGCTTCTGATTGGGAATCCCTTTGACGTTGTAAATCATCAAGATAAAGCTTCATTCCCATATCAGATGTAGAAGGTGATTGCATAAGCATTTGCGCAGCCGCCGCGGGGTCTGTACCATACTGCCCAATGGCTTCTGCGAGTACCTTTTGACGGTTTATGGTGTCTTCGGTTTGCATTTTATCGGCTTGCCCAGCTTGATAACCAGCCAATCCAGAACCCAATGCCTTAGCCAATCCCTCAATCGGGGACTTCTTTACAACAATTCCAGAAACAAACTCATTTGGTGTTTGTTCGGATTGTTTCATAAGCTGTTCCGCCATCAATCTGCGGCGTTTAACTTCAGCTTCTTTTTTAGGGTCAAAAAACGATACTTCAGGCATTTTCAACCTCGCGCATTTTTACGCCAATCATGTCATAATTGACTTTCTTATAACCCTCGGTTTCAAACACAGCTTCAGGCATAATTCTCTCTACGTCTTGGGCCATAACACCGATGTATGTTGTTTCAGGGACGTTAATGTAGTTAAATGAGTAAATCGGGAAGTTGTTTTCAACGCCCACAAATTTAATGTTTTCCTTTAGTCTCCTGTCTGAAAACAAAGCACCTATTCCACCAGCCTGACCAGCCGCGCCCAAGAACGAACCGCCCAATCCAAACAAAGACGACATTGTATTGTTAGAGCCAGCTTGTCTTGCGTTGTATTGCGCCATTTGGTTTTGGTAGTTTTGGTTCACCAACCCAGCATAATCCACTGGTTGTGCGCCGCCGTATGACTGGCTTGTAAACTGTGGGTTTTGTACCTGTACGCCAGATGTCAAGCCGATGTACTCATTCAATGGTGCGTTTCTTTGTGCGTCATACTCTTGAATTAGCTGATTGCGTCTTTGCAAAGCTTGTTGTTGTGCCGTTCCGCCGTATTGCTGTCCAGCCAAAATAGCTTGTTGCCTTGCATCGTTGCGCATTTGGTTAAATGTGTCCATTTCGCGCTGATACGCTTGAGACCCCTGACCAATACCCTGATTTATTAAACGAGCACGAAGGGCTTCCTCATCTCTCTGGAATTGCGGGTTAAGGCGTGACATATAAGCCTCTTCCGCCCTTGCTTGTTGAGTAGCTACGTCATCCGCTGACACCTCGCCACCCAATCCCATGTAAGAATAAGGACTGGATACACTTGTGCGAATACGACCTATTTGGTCTTCACCCAAAGTCCCCAAGGCGATTTCCCTGCGGTTTTGGCTGTCAAGAATGGCTTGCTGTTCGGGCGAAAGTTCTATTGTGGACGTAAAAGAAGGCGGGGCGTCACCCGTTTTGAACTGGTCTAGTGTTGGCATATTACCAGCGTAATTCACATTTGACTGCGGGGCGTTATCGCTTGCCCCAGTGTATTTTGGTGCTGTTCCAGACTGTGCACCCGCCGCGATAGCATCGTTATACGATTTTAAAGCCGCGTTATAAGCGTCCATATTATAAGATGGACCGCCGCCAGTTTGCTTAAATGTCAAGTTTCCGTAAGGAGTGACTTGATTTACGTTGTTTAAAACAGCGTTCCAATAAGCGGTTTCTTTATTGGTGGCAGTTTGCGCTGCCGCGGTTGCCGCTGGATCTGGGGCAGCGGGTGTTTTTGGTGATTTCTTACCCATGGTTTATCCACTTGCACTCTGATTTGAGCATCCCCCAAGAAATAGCGTCACCGCCCATAGGCCAAGCCTTGCGGTGCAATCCCTCTTGTTTGAATCCCAATCTTTTGTTGAACATGATAACCCCTTCGTCTGATGAAGAACAAAGCGTTTGTACTCTTTCCAAACCAAGTTGGATGAAGGGGTAATTGAAAAACGCTTTTAAATTATGCCTCGTTGCCCATCTTTTGTCAATACTGGCAATGGACATTTCTATAGAAACATTAGGAACGAACCTGTTATACACAACGCCTGCGATTAGCTTGTTTTCAATTATTACCCCAATGGCCTTATCCTCTTTTCCGAAGGCGTCATTTTCTTTGAATAATTGCCAAGAAACCCATTCTAAAACCTCTTTATCGCACCCATAAAGAAGCATTAAAGAACCCCGCCAACCTCGTAAACAAAGTCCGTTGATACCCAAGAGCATGAAATATCTTTTAATTCTGTCACCAATCTAATACCGCCAGAAAAACCAACCCCAGACACAGATTGCCATTTTGCCGTAAGGTTGTCAGACGATACCCATGGCGATACGTCCCAATCTCCAACATCCCATTCTGTTCCAGACGTACCAAAAGAAAAACTGGTCGTTGTCGTTCTGTTTTCTTGAAAATCGGTGTTCATAAGCAAAGAAGGCACAACAGACCCTTCAGAGATTATAATGGGCCGAACCATTTGAAACTTCTTTATTTGCCCCTTAGAGCCGAAATAACTAAACGCCTGTTGAATGACACCTGTTATATTATCCCCATTGTCAGACTGGCCCACATCGGCCTCGTAAACCGCGTTTAGTCCCCCAAAAAAGAGCCTGTCATCGAGTATTTCATAACAAAAGCTATTCCAGCCCGTAAATTTACACCAAGCCCCATGGGTTGTGTTCATAACGTATTGTTCGGATTCCTGCCCCTCTACTGTTGGGACGTTGATTATTAACTTGTTCCCCGTGGGGTGAATAATAGGCTGCCATCCAAAATTTGTTTTATATTGCAAAACATCCGCATTAATTAGATTGGCTATTTTGTCCGTAGCGGCAAGGTTTAACTGTGACCTATCCGTTAAAAGAGCCTTCGATAAAGGAAACGCGCCGTCAGTCGTTAATACAAGAACATCCGCCCCAGCCTTGCAAAAGCATCTCCTCCCCAATGGTTTGCCCATTCTGAACGTACCTACCAAGGCCCAAGTCGAAGCACTGGATGGGTCTGTTCCCTTATAAAGGGCTACTTCCCCCTCGGATGTGATAAAAGCCGCATAGTCGTCAATCCCTGCGGCGTTATCAATAGTCCAGTTTGCCATGGCCATTAGATAACCGCCCAATTTAAACAAACCAGATAAATCTAGGTTATTTGCCGCCCCGCCGATAGAAGAAACGGGAAGATACCACGCATTGAAGCTGTCTTTTTCTATAAGCCAGACACGGTTTTTAAAGTTATTAATATGAATACAATCCGCCGTATCCACCCCAGTCACGGTAGTGGTCGTGCCGTCTGCATACCATGTAGAACCTGTGTAAACTTGCATTTTGTCTTCGCCGTTTACACATAAAAGAAAAAACCCTCCTGCGGTTCCCATGTTTATTGTTTGAAAGCGCGAATTTGTAAGGCCCGTTACGGCCGCAGCCCCAACCGCTCCAGATGACGTGACATCGAATATTTCCCCGTCTACAAAAGCAAAAAGGGCTTTGTTTATTCCATCGTTGTAAAAAGCAAGCGTATCAACCGCCCCAGTCACTCCTGTGGCGTGAATAAGGTATCCTTTTCTTGAAATAACCCGCGATGGCTCTGGGAAATAATTCTCCATAGTCACCGCTTCTGTTTCTTTCATGTTCGCCAAAGGGTCTTTTGCGTTAAGTCCCCCAGTAGGAGACTGCAAAGACACTGTCCGCGAAACTTGCCTTTTGTCAGTTCTTATCATTGGCCGTACCCAGTTTCGGGGATATTCGCCCCATCAAGGAATTGCTGGCCGAAGTCAGAGCCGCCAAGCGGAAGGTCGCGGCTTCCACCGTCTCTACCCATTACTCTTTCGCAGTCGTCTTCATACGCCTTAAACTCCTCGGCGTAACTCAATCCCTTAGCCCGCAAGAACCTCCATTTAAGACCTTGTATAAAGCAATCCTCATCGAGCAAATAAGTATCCGTATCGGCTTGCCAATATGGCTGAGTTA